ACTAGCCCACCTCGGTTTATACGTGCTAACATGCCGTCTTATGACTAACCAATCACTAACAAAGCCCGACGCCCGGGCCGTTCGCGATATGATCCTGGCCCGTGCCGACTGGATACTGAACAGCAGTATCCGGGCGGCGTGTGGCTACGTACCGCAACTGCCACCTGACATGTACGACTTCACGGTTGACATGAATGAGCAGCGGATGGTCCCGGAAATGAAGCCGTTGGCTGACCTGTTAAAGGCAGTTGCACCGGTTATGAAGCTGGAAGACGACAGACGCGCAATTGAGCTTGAGCGTCGCAAAGAACAATCCGACATTTACGAAGACGAAGCGGAGCAGATCCTGAAACTATGCGCAAGCGGTCACCTCTCGGTTGCTGAAAGCACCCAGATGATCGAACAGCGCAAGCCGATGATGGAAATGGCCGCTAGAACGAAGATAATAGCAGCTATGGAGGCGTTACAATGACAGACCCTACCCAAGGTATCGATGAAACCTTAAACAGCCGTGAGCTCAATTATGGGGCGTTTATCGACCATGCAGAGATTGCGCAGGCACTCAAAGATGAAATGTGGCGCGCTCCGAAGTGGGCCGCGCTAGATCCTGACATGAAAGAAGCGCTGGAAATGGTCCAGCACAAGATTGCACGGATCCTGAATGGCAACCCCACGGTTACGGACAGCTGGCATGATATCGCGGGATATGTCCGGTTGGTAGAGCGCCGGTTGCAGGGTGAAATGCCAACGATTGCAGACGACCTGGACCTTGACGACCTGGTAAATGTGAAGCCCGGCGCCGCGATCAAGATCGTGCACGGCAACGAGGCCGTAGACATAGCCAGGAAGCAGGCTGAACAGCTGGCGATGACCGAACATGAATTCCAAGATGTGATGCGACAACAACGCGAGGAACGCGGACGGACCCCGACCCACGCTAAACGGGCTAAGGATGAGCAGCAGCGACAACAGCAGGCGATGCGTGAAGACATGCTGGACCGTAGGTCCTCCTGATGGTGATGTCGGTTGCAGCGGCCTTCAACAAGGCTGAAAAGAAGCTAGTCGAGCTGCAGCAGGCGGTCATCGATGCAGACTTCAGCATACCCTACCACCTGGCAGAACATAACCTGCCATCCTTCACGAATTCACGGCCGGTCGTATTCTGCAGCGAGAAACCGGATGAGATCCACCCGGATACCGTATACCTCCCGGTTAAAGCGCGCGGCCTGTTTAAAGCCAAGCGATTCAAGGTGATGGAAGGCGGCCGGGGATCCGCCAAGAGCAGATCCGCTGCAGCTGCGCTGGTGCTAAGAGCTGCGCACAAGAAAACCCGGATCCTGTGCACCCGTGAGTTGCAACACTCAATCCAGGAGTCCGTACACAAGCTAATATCGGACACAATCACGCGTATGGGCTACGATAATCACTTCACGGTTACCAATACCCATATTCGCTGTAAAAACGGCTCAGAATTCATATTCAGCGGCATAAAGAACAACACAAACAAGATCAAGTCGATGGAAGACGTGGACGTGTGCTGGTGCGAAGAAGCCGAGGCCATAACCGAGGCGTCGTGGCGTATTCTCACGCCTACGATCAGGGCCAGTGGATCCGAAGTATGGGTCGTATTCAACGCGTATGACGTCGAAGATCCCACTTACACCCGGTTTATTACGCCGTGGTCGGATATGCTGGACGCCCAGGGATTCTACGAAGACGAGCTGCACTACGTGGAGCGGATGAACTACGAAGACAACGCGTGGTTTCCATACGAGCTGCAGCTGGAAATGGAGAAGATGAAACGCGAGAATTATCGCGATTACCTCCACGTTTGGATGGGTCAGCCGGTTGGCGCCTCCGAGAATGCAATTATCGATCCACTATGGGTCAGATCCGCAATTGATGCGCACCTGAAGCTTGGCTTTAAACCTGCAGGCGTGCGATCGATCGGATTCGACCCTGCAGACACAGGCAATGACAGTAAAGCATACGCCGTACGTCATGGCTCAGTCGTAACCCACTGTCGTGCATGGTTCGACGGTGACATTACGGACGCTATCACCTCGGTTTTCGATACTGCACGCGACCTGCGGGCCACCGATCTGGTTTTCGACCAGGTCGGGGTCGGATCAGCGGTCAAGCATCACATTACGTTACTGGAGGGGCGCGACGCGTTCACTACAACCGGATTCCTGGGTAACGATATACCAGACGACCCTGCAGCTCTCTACATGGATGATCGACGGATGGACGACACGTTCCGCAACCTGAGAGCTCAGGCGTTCTGGTTCCTGCGAGATCGGTTCGAGAAGACCCATAGAGCGATTGAAAAGGGCGATTACATCGATCCAAACGAGCTAATCAGCCTGGATTCATCGATGGAAGGCTTAACGCAATTGTGCTCTGAATTGTCACGTATTGAGCGAAAACGCGGTGCGATATACAATAACCAGATACAGATTGAAAGCAAAGACGACATGAAGAAGCGCGGGCTTAAGTCACCAGGCCTTGCTGATTCCCTGATGTACGCATTCAGCAACCCCAAGCCATCGAAGGGCTGGGATAAGCCGATTGAATACCCCAAAGCGAGGCACGCATAACGTGCTAATATGTGTGCAAGTGTCGAGCTCTAGGGACTTTTATCGGCGTTTAATGAATGGATATGACGACCAGGATACCCGCCCACCTGGTTTCACCACAGAGGGCGGGACAAATTACAGAGTACGCATAACATGAAACTTGACGAAGATAAGATCCTATCCATCGTAGGCGCCGAGCTGACGCAGGCTACCAACGGCACGTTTAATAGCGAGCTCGACGGTAACCGGGAAGAAGCGCTCGACTACTACCTGGGCAACTTGCCGGGCGCTGCAGAAGAGGGCCGATCCCAGGCAGTCAGCACAGACGTGGCCGACGCGATCGAATGGATCCTGCCACAGATTATCAAGGCGATGATCGGTAAAGGTCCGATAATTACGTTTGATGCGATATCCGCACAAGACGAAGAGCAGGCGGCCGTTGAGTCGGCCTTTGTTCACTCGGTTTTCATGAGCGACAACCCCGGTTTCCTGAACCTGTATGAGTTCGTTAAAGACGCATTGATGCAGAAGAACGGCATATTCAAGGTGTATTTTGATGACACCCCGGACACGACCAAGGAACAATACGACGGGCTGATGCAGAACCAGATTGAAATGCTCGCGATGGATGGCGATGTCGAGATCACGGTTATGGAACCGGATGAACTGGTGCCGGTGCCGCCTGAAACGATGCAGCAATTCCAGATGCAGATGCAACAATACCAGCAGCAAATGTCGCAAATGCAGCAGCAGCAACAGCCGATGCAGCAGCCGCAACCCGGAATGGGCGGCGGGCAACAGATGCAGCAGCAGCAGCAACCACCGCCACCACCGCAGGAACCACAACCACAGCAGCTGTTCCACGTGGAACTGACGCGCACGTGTGATCGTGGCCGTGTAGTCGTGGAATCAGTACCGCCTGAAGAGTTCAGAGTGAACGAGTATCACAACAGCCTGGATCTACAGGACGCCCGGTTTACTGCTCAGGTCGTGTTGAAGACCAGATCCGAGTTGCTAGAAGCCGGCTATGATGAACAGGTGGTCGAAGACGCACCTACCGGATCCGAGAACCTGTACCAGCGGGAATACCGCTGGAATTCACAAGATGAGGGCGGGACCAGCTCCGAGAATTCATACAGCGATGATACCAGCCAGGACCTAATCGAGGTATCCGAGTGTTACATGATGATCGATATGGACGACAGCGGAATCGCTGAACTTCACAAGATCACCACGTTAGGCGGTACCAGTCCAACCGACATACTGGACGTTGAACCGGTTGAAGAAAACCCGTTCGTATCGTCTAGCTGCATTATCATGCCTCACAAGTTCAACGGCCTATCAATCTTCGATCGGTTGAAGCAGATACAGGACCAGAAAACGTCGTTATGGCGTAACGTGCTGGACAATTTGTACCTGCAGAACAACCGGGAAAAGGAAGTTGTCGAAGATCAAGTGAACCTTGACGACTTGTTAATCTCAAGACCGGGCGGGATCAAGCGAGTGAAGCAACCGGGCATGATCCGGGAACTGCAGATCCAGCCGATCGGCCAGGAAGGGTACCAGATGCTAGATTATCTGGATTCGGTCCGCACGGGGCGCGTGGGCGTGTCACCTGACACGATGGGAGCATCACTCCCGGTTGGTGGTGACACTGCGCACGGCGTTGAACGCATGATGAGCGCGAAAGAAGAGCTAACGGCCCTCATGATCCGTTCGGTTGCTGAAACCGGCCTGAAGGCAGCGTATGTATTGATCCGAGATCTACTGGTTCGCCACAAGAAAGGCGAGGAATCGTTCAAATATCGTGGTGACTGGGCAAAGATCAATCCATCGACATGGGGCAAGCGTTCGCGAACAACGGTCACGGTAGGCACCGGGACGGGCGATGATATGCGCAAACAAGGCGCGTTACGTGAGGTGATCGGTTACCAGACACAGCTTGCAGCTTCAGGTGAAACCGCGTTAATCGATGAAGAGCGCGGGTTCAACGCATTAGATGAATTCTGTCAGTCTACAGGGCTGCAGGGCGGGGAGAAATACTTCCTTGATCCTAAGTCACCACAGGGCAAAGAGAAGCGCGCCACGATGGACAAGCAGCAGCAGGAAATGCAGCAGAAGATGGATGAAATGAACGCCAAGATTGCGGATGCGCAAACTCAGATGGCGCAAGCTGAAATGGCGAAAGGCCAGGCAGCGCTCCAAGGGCAGCAGGTCAAAGCGCAGTCCGAACAGGCCAAAGTAGCAGCAGCAGAGCAGAAACTGATGCTCGAAGGTCAGATCTCGACGCTTAAACAGCAGCTGGATGAGGCGAAAGCAGTAGCTGAAGCGTTCAACAAAGACGGTCAGTTGAAACTGGATACTGAGAAGTTAACCCAGGACACCCAGACCAAGATTGCTAAACTTGAATCGGATATGGCTATAGCCATGCTGAAGCTGAAGCATGACGATGAAAAGCTCCAATCCGACAACGTTAACGCTCAGATGGACAGAGCACAGGCAGCAGCAACAGCTGCAGAGGACCGCGATGAGCCGGAACACCAGGAATAAGAAGTTTGAACTAAACAGCGTAGACGCCCGGGACGGCCTGGGCGGCCTGCTATCTGAAGAGGACGTACTGGGGGCGCAACGTGCACTACGGAAACACTACGAAAGCGGGCAGTTTTATGGTAATCCAAGCCGATCAACCCCGGTTCCTCCTACTCGCACGCTTGAGGAAATCTCTGAGCCTTGGCTCACGGCGGGATCAGCTATTGCGGGACTGGTCCCGTCAGGATTGGGAGGCATTGCAGCAGGAGCGATGGACGCCGCCCGAGGTGGGGAGGCCCCGCTGGAAACCTTCGGACGAACAGTCGGAGGGATCCAGGACGATCTCACCTACCTGCCCAGAACCGTACGAGGACAGGAAGATTTACTCTCAGCTTTAAAGTGGATCGAAGAGATCCCGTACCTCAAAGAGGCTACGGAATTGCTAGAGGTCCCGGGGGAGAAGACCATGGAGGCCACCGGTTCGCCACTACTGGCCGGCATGGTTGATGTGATCCCAGACGCCCTTGAAATGGCAGTGGGTGCGCCTCACGCGCTCGGTATCGCTCGCAAGGTATCCAAGCAGCTGGGCAGACTGGATCCGGGTGTGGTCGGCTCCCGCGCCGCTAAGATGGGCGGTAACCAGACAGGCGGGATCGGTGGTCGGAATGCGCAGGGGTTGAACCCTGGAACGGCTAAGATGGCTGATGACATGAGAGCAACCGGCGCTAGTCCAGATGATATCTGGCAGGCCACCGGCGACGCTTATGGTCAGCCGGCGTTTTTTGATAAGGCTAATATGTTCGGTTTTGAGTTTGACGACTCAAAGGCAGCGTATCTCGCGCAGCCTCGCAGTTTCGAGCAGGACGTGCTGGATCTAGGCGATCGGATCACGCCGGCGGAGCGCGGCCGGCTGATGGAATTGCGCAACAAATACCATAACCGGACGTGGCAAGAAACACTCGAATTCAAGAACAAGACGGATGAACTGGGAATGTTATCGGACTACGGATCGATGCGGGCCCACTTCCAACACCCTGAAATAGATAAGCATTATCCTACCTTGCTGGATGACATAAAGTACCGAGAGGGCGCGCTAGATGGGGCTTTCGGTGAATTCAATGCGAACACGAACACGGTTACCGTGGATCCGTCGAGGCATACGGGCCCGGACGATCTCCGATCGACCACCTTGCACGAGTTCAGTGGGCACGCGGTGCAGGACAAGGCTAAGCTACCGCGGGGCGGGAGCCCTCGCGAGTTTGCGCAGGAAGAGCAAATGGGCAAGATAAGGATCAACGGGTTCCTGGAGCGGGCTAAGGATGCGGACAATATGGGCTTCGCAGATGTGGCTGAAGATTATCGGGAAAAGGCTAGACGGATACAGGCTAGCATATACGCGGATCCACGGACGCCAGAGGCTAAGTATTTCGCGATATCAGGGGAAGCAGGCGCGCGTGCGATTGAGGCAAGGCGCAACATGACCATGGATGAGCGTTTAGCGCGCCCGTTCTGGTTAGATTTTGATGATCGAGGGCTAATGGCCGATCAAATTGTTAAATACAGGTAAACGCTATGTCTAAACTATCCAAAGTTGAACAATTACGTAAACTGATAACCCGCGCGGCGGCTAAGCAGATCGGTAAACATACCAACGTGCTGGGAGATCCTCGGGTCAGGAACCAGGGGGACTTAGACCTGTCTAAATCCACTATGAACGTGGAGGGCCGATCGGGGATGGAACCCGCTGATGCGCTAGGGGACTATGCAGGGTCACCAGGGCACTTTCCCCGGAAACAGACCACAGATTACGCAGGAGAGCAGCGGTTTAACCGTGCGCACCAGGGGCTATTGCAGGAAGACGACGGGTCCCCGATATTCGAGTCAATGGGGCTGATGTTCGACCGGAACGACAGGAGCCCCAACAAGATGGGGGAAACGGCCGGGCACTGGGTAGACAACAAGGGAGTGACCCACCGCAACCCGACCACTGAATACCGGTTCGATAAAACGGACGATTGGCGGCAGAACCTTGCAGCAGACTATGCGGGCGCAGTGATGGGCCAGGATGGTGTAGCTATCTCGGATATGGAGGCGGGATTACCCAGAGGGATGGGGTACGCTTCGATTATGAATAAGCCCGGATCGGACATAGAGGGCACGGTTAAGAAGATGGAAGCTGCAGGCCGCAAGATAGACAAAGACTTCTATGCAGCGCCCGGATCCAAAGGTGACGTGATCGGATCGATTGGGCCGATCGAAGCCGCTGAAGCGCAGTGGTGGAAGAAGATCATAGGCGACAATGCGGACGCGTACAACCGGCCGGGAGGAGGGGATGCGTACCGTGGAGCCGTGGATTATAAGTATAAGTCGGTTGCCGACAACATGGGCCGGCTTAAGACTCGGTTCATGGATCAGGGTATGGGGGACGCATTCGATAAGATGCTGAAGCAGACCGCTAAGCAGGCACCAGAAGCTTACGGGAAGATGCGGGCGGTAGACGGATCGGTTGAAGAACCAAACTTCGGGATACTATGGGACCACATCAACAGCCGGCCGGATGAGAAGCCTCGCGACGTGCTGCAGCAACTCATTGACGATAAGATCATATCAATGGATGAAATGAATGGCATAATGCAACAGTTTTCAGCACAACAAGGATTACTAGCATGAGCATAGCATACGACGGGGACGACCGCATAGAGCGGGAACTGAAAGGGGCGAACGACGCTAAGAAGCTAAATAACAAGTTCCTCGACGCGTTCTTCGACACCAAGGACCGACAACTTTGGGAGGCCTTCGGTCAGACCCGGTTAGGGGACGCCGCCGCCCTGGCAGAGATTCACCACCAGTATAAATCCATGAATGCGCTTCGATCTGAAGTTCAGACCGTGATCAATACGGGCAAACTGGCGCAAGCCGAGAAAGACGCTAAGCCGCCCGCTTAGCATTGACAATAACACCTAAAACAGGTATATACTATGACAGAAGCAGCAACTATTCCTACCCCAACAGGGGCGGACGTTGACCCTTTAGATCAAATGGCTGATTTCCTAATGGAAACAGCTGAAGAACAACCAGATACAACAGATACAGAAGCTGACACAGAAGCCGGCCCAGCGGATCCTGAAGAGGAAACCGAAGAGCCCACCGCTGATGACGATGCGACGGTTGAAGATGCAGAGGTTGATAATGATGTTGAAGAAGACGACCGCACCCTATCCCAGATGATGGGCCTATCAGACGATCAGGTATCCATCAACGAAGAAACAGGCGAAATGCTACTCCGAACCAAAGTGGACGGAGTGGAAAAGACTGAGAACCTCAAAGAGGTTTTAGCCGGTTATCAAACATCAAAGTACAACACTCAAAAGTCAATGGCGCTTGCAGACGAGCGACGGACTTTCGAGGCGGCGGCTGGCAAAAAGGCTGGTGAGATCAAGCAGGTGCTTGAGCTCAATTCAGCATTAACGCAACGCCTGCAACAAGAGCTGATGCGAGAATTCCAAGGTACGAACTGGGATGAATTGCGACAGACCGACCCTGCAGAATACGCGGCCAGGCAGCAAGACCAATCGGTTAGGTATAACCAATTGCAGCAGATACAGCAACAAGTGCAGCAGCAATATGGCGAAGCTAACCAGCAGCAGAACCAGCAGAATACCGATAATCTGCAAGTTGAGCTCGCGAAACAACGTGATGTTATGATCTCAAATAACCCAACCTGGCACGACCAGACGGTTATGAAGAAAGACATTACCGAGATCCGCACGTTCCTGACAGATACTTATGGGTTGACCGCTGCAGACATAGCAGTGATATCAGACGCGAAAGCGATCAATATCATTCAAGATGCTATGACATACCGTAAAGGTATTCCAGCTGCAAAGAAACGGGTCGCTGCAGTGCCTAAAATGCAGAAGTCGAAGGGTGTTAAGCGTAAAAAGGTTAGCAAACTCGACCAATTAACCAAAGCGGCGCGGACTGCTACTGGATCCCAGAAACGGGACCTGCAGACCGATGCCATAGCAGAATTATTAAGCGGGGGATAACCCCAAGGTTGAACAATGAGCACAGCTAATTTAGATAGTGCGGAGACATGATCGGGTCCGGTTCTGCCAAGAACGCATATAAAGAATGGACCACTGACGAACTGGCAGCACCTGATGTTGACAATGCGATTGTCGATGGTGCAGACGCTTCAGGCAACGACACCCAGACAGGTGAGCGTGTAGGTAACCACTGCCAGACTTCGGACAAAGTGGTTCGTGTGTCTTACCGTGCGAATGCCTCAGATACGATCGGTCGTGCAAAAGAACTGGCTTACCAGTTGTCCAGACGACAGCAAGAGCTTAGACGTGATGTCGAAGCAATCTCTATGCTTAACCAGGCGTCAATTGCTGACAATGGCGATGCAGTAGCGGGTAAAGCAGGTGGCTTGCCTACGTGGATGAGAACCAACACAGTCAATTTGACTACCCCGGTTGGATTCAACAACACAACAGGCGTTACAACGGTTCCGACGGCTACAACCGACGGTATTACTTTAACTGAAAGTGCGATCCGTGACGTGGTTGAAAGCATCTATCAAGAGGGTGGCGATCCCACCGTATTGATGACTGTTCCTAGCATCGTTCGCAAGATCTCAGAATACCTGTTCACATCGAGTGCACGTGTTGCCACGTTGATGTCAGACCAGGGCAAAAGCTCTGAGAAAGCTACAGCGCTTGGATCGGTTAACGTCTTCGTTACTGACTTCGGAACGTTACGCCTAGTGCCT